ATAGCCAAAACACGTCGCGCCCGGGATCACCGTCACCGCGCGAATCCCCGGTTCCAGATCGCCCACCGCTCGGCACAGTTCCACCGACAGATGTGGAATGCGGTTGCCAAAGCGGTTCAGCGGCAGTTGCTCGACCACCAGATAGCAAAGCCCGCGATATCCAGGCGCCTCGCCACCCTGGGTGGCCTCTATCAACCCGTCAGGCAACTGGTCCTCGGTGCCCCGGTAGAAGCGCAGCGTCAGCCCGGCCGTATCCAGCAATTGCCCGTCGGCCCAGATGCGACCCAGCCGGTGCACCTCGCCCTCGCAGAAGGCCACGGCAAAGCTTGCGCCGACCACATCCTCCTGTGGTTGCTGCCCAAACCCCTTGGCCCCGGCATTCTCCGAAGCCAGCAGTTCCAGTTCCCGCGCCCAGATTATGTTGCCAGATAGCCTGCTCCAGCCATAAAGCCGGGGCACGGCCCCGCCCTCGCTCGATCCCTGCAGCCGGATATCATTGCCCGTTGGCGTGCTTTTCTCGCCAAACAGCGCCCCATCCACCGCGCTACCCGCCAGGGCTCCCAGCGCCCGGCCAATGGTTGCGCCAATCGGCCCACCCACGAACCCGCCGACAAGCTGCCCAGCCAGTGAGAGCGCTAGAGTGGCCATATTTTTGTCCTTGAAGAGAGAAACGCACGGCTCCGCCAGCGCGGCGCCCCCCTTCTCCCCTCGTGGAAGAAGGTGCCCTAAGGGACTTTCATCGCTCCGGAAACCGGAACCGCGCACTCACCCGTCGCGCCCAGGCTTCCGTCAAGTTCGCCTCGACCACGCCCAGGCGTTCCTGCGCGTGGATGAACCGCTGATCGCTCACCAGAATCCCGCAATGCTTGGCCTCGGCCATGTCCCCCAGCCGGAACAGCAGAACCTGCCCCGCCGCCAACGGACCGCTCTCGGCCACCAGCAGCGTCTCGGCCGCCCGCCGCAGCGCCCCCGCATTGGCCGGATCGCGCATATCCGCACGATAGGCCGGCATCGCCATCGGCTCCGCGCCATAGAGCGCCCGCCACACCCCACGCAGCAACCCCAGGCAATCGCAGCCCGCCCCCGCCAGTGACGCTTGGTGCCGGTACGGGGTGCCAAGAAATCCGCGCGCCGCCATCACCACATCCTCGGCAGTCATTTCACCACCGCCCGTCCATCCAGCGCGTCGCCATTGCGCGGATGGCGCAGCACGAAATCGCTGCCCGGAATATGCGGAAAGCCCCGAAAACTGACCGCGTTGGCAAACTTGTCCTTGCAGGTGGCAAAGCGCCGGTCACACCCGGCCGTCACGGTCAGCGTGTCGCCCACCACGATCCAGTCGCCCACCGCCACGCCAAAGGCCAACACGTCGCCGTCCGCGTTTCGCTGGTGGCCGACCACCCCGTCACGCAAACCATCCCGGCGTCCATCCGTCCATTCGGCCCGCCCGAAACCGAACCAGCCCTCGTCGAACCCACCCAGCCCGGAGACCACGACCCGATACGCATCCTCGATACCAGTCACTGTGGCAAAGCCGCGAAACGCCGTGTCCGTCAGGTCCACACCGCAGCGCGCATCGCCGACAACAGCGTCACACAGCCCCTGATAGATCCGCCCCCGCGTAGCGTTCAGCCCCTGCTGGCCCGAACGCAGTTCCGCCCGGAACACACCATCCTCGCGCACGATCTCCCCGATCGTATCGCTGCGCAGTTTCACCCTTTGGCTCACATCGGCCCAGTTGACCCGCCAGGTCTCCACGTCAGCGCCGTCGTACCGCCCAAGCAGAATGTCGTCCTCGGTGATCGCATCGGCATGCAGCACGCCCAGCACTTCGCTGGTCTCCACCTGCGGCCCCAGCCGCGCCGGCACCTCGCCGCCATCTAGTCCATGAGCCGGGGCAAAATCTGTCCCGCCAAAGCTCAGCGCCTGGTCATGATCGGTAAAGCCCAGCACCACGCCATCGCTGCGCAGCAGTTTCCAGCACGTCGCCAGCGTCGTCTCGCTCTGCGCCAGATGCGCCGCGAGCCCGATATCGAGCACCCTCATGGCAATATCTCCAGCAGCGGAATGCTGGGCGCTTCCGCGCCATCAAAACTGGTCAGTTCCACATCGAGCCGATCGGTATCGAAGCGCACCGGGACATCGAACAGAAATCCCGCCGTCACCGCTGCCCCATTGGCCGGCGGCGCGGCAAAGCTCACGGCGCCCGTCGCCACATCCACCGTCCAGCCGCTCATCGCTTCAATCCCCGCCACCGCCACGCGCACGCTGCCGCCCACCGGCCGCGTGATCGGCCGCAGATAGGGATCGAACGCCGCGCCATAGCGCTTGCTCAGGTGGAAAATGGTCCGCGTACCGTTGCCGGTGCCGATGGCTTGGTCCAGCGCCGTCGGCACCGCGCCACCGCTGGAAAAATCCAGCCCATCGCGCCACAGAAAGCCATGCAGCCGCCCCCGCCTCTCCTCGAAAAACGCCAGCACCGCGGCCATGTCGGCGCGCGATTTCACGCCATAACCGGCATTGTAGCGCCGCCGCGAATGCTGCCACCGCCCATTGCGCTGCTCACCCCCGCCCGCCAGCGTCACCACATCGGTTTTGCGCTCCGGCCCGCCACGAGCGCCCAGGGCGACGTCGAGCGGAAAGCGGATTGGGTGGAAAGCCATGATAGTCACCTTGTAATAGCTATCAGTCGTCACCCTCGCCCCTTGTGGGAGAGGGTGATTTTTGCGGCGGTCAGCCGGAAAAATCGGGTGGGGTTCTGCGCTCCCCCATGCTTTCAATGCTGCGGCGACAACGCTCATCCGCCCTGCGGCGCCTTCTCCCACAAGGGGAGAAGGAAAGAGCTACGAGCCCCGCGTCCCGCGCTTCACAGCGCGCAACAGCATGGCGCTGATTTCCGCCTCGCTCGCGGCAAAGCTGCGCGCATCGCTTGATGTCACGTTGAACGTCACGTTCACCGCGCCACCACCGCCCGCCACGCCCAACCGCCCGTCGGAGCCGCGGGCCAGAGGCATGATCGCCTCCGGCCCCGCTTCCCCCACCAGGCCATGCCCCGTGCCCAGCGGAAAGTAGCTCGGCGATGCGATCACCCCGCCTTTGGCGAAGGGTGTCACGGTGCCGAGCGCCGGATTGGTTCCGGCAAAGAGATTTCCGACCAGCCCGCCGACCAGGTCACCAAACGGCTTGATCGCGGCCTTGAGCGCGATGTCGGCGAAGCTGCGCGCAATATCGCCCAGCACCGATTTGAGCGACTTGCCCTCAAGCAACGCCCCACGGAACCCGGCGCTGATCGACCGCGCCACGCCATCGGCAAGGCCCTCGATGCGCTCCAGTTCCACCGTCACGCTGCCCAGTTCGTCGCGAAAGCTGTCAGGAAAAAGATTATCGGCCATCGGGATAGCGCTCCATCAATCCATCGAGTTCGGTCCGCCCCAGCGGCCCCGTGTGGTCGCCGACCACGGCGCCCCAGGCGGCAGCCAGTTCACGGGGCGTCATCCGCCAGAACTCCCGCGGCGGCAGCCGCAGCACGCCCAGCCCGAACCGCATCGCGGCATCCCAGGGAAACGGCGTCATGCCGCTTCTCCAAACGTCGCCTTGAGCAGTCGCGCCGCAATCTCGGCCGCGCCCTTGAGCCCGCCTTCGATGGAGAACCGCGCCAGGTCGTCGTCGGTGATGGCATTGCCGCCGCCGCGCAGTCCGGCGCCCAGGATCGCCGTCAGATCCCGCGCCGAAACCCGCCCGGTGGAAAAGCGCTCGGCAAGCCCAACGAGATCGCCGGCCTGCAGCCGGTTCTCCAGCTCCGCCAACGCCCCCAGCGTCAGGCAAAGCGTCCGCGTCTCGCCGCCAATGAGGGCGTCGATTTCACCACGTTGCGTGTTGGCCATTCCAATGTCCCTTGCTTTGATGAGCCCCCTCATCCGCCCTTCGGGCACCTTCTCCCACCAAGGGAGAAGGGTGATCCGGTGCATGGGCACCATGGTGCCAAAGAGTGGAGCTCCCCTTCTCCCCTCGTGGGAGAAGGTGGCGCGTAGCGCCGGATGAGGGGGCCAGTGCCCCACCCGTGTGCCCCCTAGATCGCCGTGAACGTCACTTCCCCAGCACTCTCCAGCGCCAGGTCGAACGTCACTTCCCCTGCATGGTCGGCAGCAAATTCCAGCGCCACGATCTGGAACGGTCCCTGCACCGTCCCGAAATCGGGAATGATCAATTGCCAGTTGCGAATGGTCCCCGCGAAAAACAGGCTGCGAACCTGCGCGTCCGACGTACCATCCTTGAAAACCCCGGACCCGGTCACAGAAGCGCGCTTCACCCCGCCGCCGGCCAGCAATTCGCGCCACCGCCCGGCGCTTTCCTGGTCCGTGGTGTCGACCGTGGAGGCGTTGAACGCCAGCGCGCGCGTCCGAAGACCCGCCACTGTCAGAAAGCTCCCCGACCCGGTCTGGTCGAGCTTGAGCAGCATATTCTTCCCGCTCTGTGCGGCCATGTGATGTTCTCCGAAGTTGCCACGAAGACCCGCCGCCGGCGCGTCCATCCCCTCCCAGCCTCCCCTTGCAGAAGGGGAGGAGCCGTTCAGCGCGTGGGGCACCATCGCGCCCAACCACCGGCCAGATTCCTCCCCCTTTTCAGGGGGAGGCTAGGTGGGGGTATTCTTCCTACTCGCTCAAAATCCGCAAACTCACCGCCGCCCGCGCATGCCCGGTATCCTTGTCGATTAACGTCTCTGTGCGCACATGTTCGCGATGCGTCACCGTGATCCCGGCAGCCGTAAATCCCTGCGCCACATCAACCACCCGCTCCGCCATGTCCAGAGCGCGCTTGCGGCTCGGCTGGTCGCCCCAGCAATGCAGCAGCAGGCGATGTTCCTGCCCCGGCGCGCCATCGGCATCGCGCTGCACCACGTCGTGACGCGCGATCACCACATAGGGCGCGGGCCGTCCGTTGGGCGCCGCGTCGAACACACCGTCGGCCCCGGCAATCGCCGCCAGCGCCGCGTCGGCCTTGAGCGCCGTCACCAGCGCGCCCTGCAACAGGCTGATCGGATGCATCGCCCTACCCCGTAAAACTGGTTTCGCTGCAGGCGCAGCTCAGGTAAGCCCGCCGCCCGTTGAGGTCGGCCGCGCTCACCACGTCGAGATTTCGCCCGCGATAGACGATGCGGTCGCCCGGCTTCACGTCGTTGCGAAACCGCAGCACCACCGCATGCGAAATCTCCACCGCACGGCCATCGGCGCTGGTGCCCTGCCGCCCCGTCAGCGAGCGCACCCGGGCCCAAAGGCTGGTCACCGGCACGAACAGAGCCACGTGTCCGCCGTCAGATTCTCCGGTCATTTCCCGCCGCTTGAGCTGCACCCGGTCGGTCAGCGTGCCGATGGGGGGCACCCGCTCACTCACAGCCGCACCCGTTTGTAGCCCACCACCATGCGGTCAAACGCCGACGGCACCACCGCGCCAGATCCGGCCACGATCACTGCATCGCGGTGCTCGAACCAGTAGCCAACCAGCAGCAGCAGTGCCTGGCGGATGTCCGCCGGCACGTTCGCGGGTTCAGCCCCAAACCCCGCCACATAGTCGATCTCGATGCCCTGCCGCTCCCGCAGCACGGGCATACCGCCTACCGTGGCCGGCAACAGCAGCCGGTCCGGCTCGCGCAAAAACTGCGCCAGCGGCACATCATGCCCGGCTCCCGCCGCATCAAATGCCGTGATTTCCGTCAGCGCCATGAACGGCGTCACCGGCAGTTTCACCACGCGGTCGGCCGGCCAGTCATCGAGCACTACCCGCCAGCTCTGCGCCAGCAGCGCCCGCCCGGTGACACCCTCGACATGCATCCGCGCCGCCCCGATCAGCGTCGCGATCAACGTATCCTCGGCACTGTCATCGACCTTGAGAAACGCCTTGGCCTCGACAAGCGAAACCGGCTCCTCCGCGGGCCCCGCGAGAAGGTATGAAATCATCGTTTTGCCTTTGGTTTTTTTAGGCCCGCGGGGCCCTCGTGGGCCCCTCATCCGCCCTTCTGGCCCCTTCTCCCACGAGGGGAGAAGAGACCGGCTGCCCATCAGGAGGGCACGACGCCGCGAAGTAGCGGCCGTCAGCCTGAGTCAGATAGAGTGGAGCACCGAGCACCGGAGCGGAGCGTATTCAAAATACGTGAGCACCGGAGCGCAGGGGCTCCGCTCTAGCTGGCCAGGATCACGGCCGCTACGAAACGGCGAACTTGAGCAGCTTGATCGCGTCATAATCCGCGATGCCACCACCCACGCGCTTGGTCGTATAAAACAGCACATAGGGCTTGCTGCTGAACGGGTCGCGCAGCACGCTCACCCCTTGGCGATCGACGATCAGATAGCCGCGGCGGAAGTCGCCGAACGCCACCGACAGCGAACTCGCCGCGATATTGGGCATGTCCTCGGCCTCGACCAGCTCGAAGCCCATGAACCGCGCCTTGCCGTCCGCCGTCAGCGCTGGCTGCCACA